AAATATCTTTAACATCATAATTTGATTCTCTTTTAGATTCAAATACTTTATATATAGAAGCTAAAACTTTATAATTAGTTATAGGTGATGATAAGAATTGTTCTATATCAAACTTAGCAGAAACCTCTTTTATAAGGTTAAATTTCTCCTTTGATAATACTGATTGGTTTAATTTAGTATGTGCATCACACACTGTTTCTACCAATCTATCCGCTTTTGTTTCGGAACTATACTTCTCCTTTAATAATATATCATAAAGACGTAACTCTTTATTTAACTCTGTATTAGGAGCAAAGAACTCTTTTACAATGTTTTTAGCGGTTTCTTTTTTATCGCCATTAAGAACTTCCAACGTTATTTGTCTTACTAAAAGCTCAAATAACACTCCAGTGTTCTTAAACTTGGAATGTTTAATTTTTTTCATTTAATTACCCTATATTTAATTACCCTATAAACTAACACATATAAATATAAACATTTTAATCTTTATTAAATTTTAATGTCATCTAATAGATTATTTTCATCCAAAAGGTCCATTTTCTGTGTTTTTTCACTTAGAATTTTCTTTTTTGCCGATATTCCGTTTATATATTCTCTTGCTAATTTTTTATGACTACTAGTCCCAATCCTATTATCTCTCTTTCTCTCCGATTCATTTTCTTTGTTTCCTAATGGGTCTCTACCATATGGATGTTTATCTTTTCCATAAGTATTACCCTCTCTAGGCCTACCAACTTTACCATCAACTATCTCTTGCTTCATTTTATCTATTTCCTCCTCAACATTTTGTTGTTGGGGTGGATTTGCTGGGTCTTCTCCTTGCTGCTCTATTGAGTTGTAGCGGAAACGGTCTTTAATATCTAATATTAATTTAGCTCTTTCGATATCCACTTCATCTTGTGACATTCCGAATACATTATGATACGCCCAATCAGTAGATAACATATTAAGTGCCTTAAGGTCAGATGCTAATCTTACCTTCTCACTCCATAGGTTTACCTTTTCTTGCTCATAGATTGTAGATGCGTTTGTAAGAGTTAATTCAAAATTCGTTAATTCCGAATCATTTATACCCTGAGCTGCTAAGTGTACAATCGCTATTTTAGTTAATTCACTAACAACAGTTCTTTGAATTCTTTCGATAGTTCTTGCAAAACGAACATCTTCGGCGGCTAGAGTAGCTTTACCATTAACGTTCTCATCGTATGATAAGTAAGCCTTTGGAACTCTAAGTGCTGCAAATAATTTATTTTTTAAGTAATCGATATCTTCAATTGCTGCATATTCTAAACCTTGTAGGTTCTCTATGTTAGTACCACTATCACTACCACGTACAGGTAAGAAGAAATCTTCAGTAAGGTTTTGTATGTTGTATTTTAAGTTATAATCACCAGTTTCTTTATTAACAAATGGAGTTTTCTTCATTTTGTTAATAATCTTTTGCATGTAATTATCTACTTCTTGAGGTGGTATATTACCAATATCAATTTTGAATATTCTTTTTTCAGGAGCTCTCATAATACGATGAATTAACATCGCATCTTCCATAAGAGTTAATTGTTTCCATATTCTCCTAGCATTTTCAATCATTGCCTTACCATACGGAAGAAAATTTGTATCTGAAAGTAAACGGAAGTGAGCCATTTCATATGCTTCATATTCTTTTTTACCCAATCTATCCATTTCAACTTTATATTTTACATAGTTGAAATTATTAGGGTCAGTACCTTCAAGTCTTTCAGTATTATAAACAGAATGTGGCATTATATTTATAACACCCTTTCCTTCTGCTATTTCTAATGCTAAAAACGCATCTCCGTATTTTACTAAGTTTCTAACCCAAGGCCATAAATTAAACTCAACATTCATTACATCATAAAAAAGATTATGAAGTAGTTCTCTTACATTTTCGTTTGTAGATTTAATTTGAAGTACATCACCATATTCATTTTTAGTTGTACTTTCATCAGCGTATATATCTAATGCCGATGCGATAATAGGGTCTTGGTCCATAGCATCGTAATCTCTAAAAAGTTCTCTACGAACTTGATGATATGCCATTGATTGAGCTCCTTGTTGGTTCTCATAATAAGACCTTTGTAATTTAGAATATCTATCTCTAAGATTTACAAAATTAGTACTATATTGTCTGTCTTCAGTATCTACAACTTTTCTCTTACCATCTTTATCAACCGTTACAATTGCATTGGTTGAGAATAGCTTTTTAAGTCTACCAAAGAAATTTCTGTCATCTAATTTTTGTTCTTCTGCCATAATTTATTTTACCATTTGCGGCAACTCCAATAGTTTGCCTTTGTTCTTGGACCAGGATTATCACAATTCATTCTTGCTCTAAATGATTTTCTAGCTGCAGGATTTGATTTTCTGATTTTCATTCCTTTCTGTCCGAAGTTTACTTTAATGATTTTACCAGTCTTAGGATTCTTTACATATACCTTAAACTTCTTAACATCACCTTGCATTGGTTTACCCAACTTCACTTCTCTACCCTGATATTCTGCTTCATAAACACAATTACAGTTTGCTTCTTCTAATTGAGTCGAATATCCTTTTAAGAAGTTTATGAAATCATCCATATCTTCTTGCTCCACATCCAATTCATCATAATCATCAATTGGATTATCAGTTGGGGTATCACCTTTAGAGTATGCATTATCTACATATTCATCTTCATTAAGGATTGATTTAAGTTTAATCATAGAATTTCTATTTTGACATTATATAACATAAATATGGTAAAATATCAAAACACTATAACCATTGAGATAAATCTTCAAATCCATCACCTACTCTCATCTTCCAAGGGTTGTCCTCTGAATTACTTCCACCATATATACCAACATGTTGCATATTAGATGATATACCTCCCAAAGTTCGTTTTGTTAAATCAATACCCTCTTGTCTTAAACGAAGTGCCGTGTCTCTAACCCATAAAGCTATTGATAACGACATAACCAAGTCATCATTATAACCCTTCATAGCTTCGGCTCTACCATTCATATAAATAAATGTAAATAGTTCATCTATCAAACGATTAGAACGAATTATAATTGCTTTTTCTCTAAAATATTCATCTAATTTAGATATAATTAGTGGTCTAGTCTTTGATGTAGTTGAGAATCCAGCTACCATACCCCTTTCTTCAGCTCTGTATTTATTTCGTAATTGCTGTTCAACATCTACATATTTCAAATCTTTACTCATATAAAATAGATTTTTATATTGTCTATCTATACATTGTTGAATTGCAGCCCAGCCAATATTTGCGTTTTCAATAACAAGTAATGCTTCATTATATTCAGTTGATAGATTTACTAAAAAATTACCAAAATCTTTAGTATCAATTTTTCCTTTATATTCTGCAACTTGTGTAGCTGTTTGTATATCTATTATTTGAGCCGTTGAGTAATCGGCACCATCACCTCTAGCAACGTCCGCCACAACCATATATGAACTATTTGCATTAGGATATTCCCATCTCCAAAGGTTACCATCGAATCCAGTCTTTTCTAATGGTTCTTGGCAATATGTTTCTTTATAAAACATAAGAAGTTCAGGATCAACAACCGTTTCACCTGAAGATACAAAATCACAATCACATTCTTGAGCTGCTTTTTTTGCACCCAACAATTCTTGTTGCTGGTCTCTCCATGTTTGGTCTCTTTCAGGATGAACTGTCCAATGTAATCTGATTGTGTTGAATGGGTTTCTACTTTCCTCAGCTCCTAACCAAGTTTGATGAAACCAATTACCCACACCATTTGGAGTAGATAATGCAATACAACTACCACCCGTAGATAGTGTTGATTGTGCAGCTACCCATATATCATCGATATCATCAATGAAAGCGGCCTCATCAAATATTAGAAGTGATAGGGCTTCAGAACGTCCTGCATCAGGAGAGGAAGCAATAGCCTTAATTTGAGAACCATTTGTTAAACGAAGGGAAAGTTTGTTATCTTCCATAGACCCGTTCTTAAGCCAGCTAGGAAGCAATTCATGCATCACTCTTACCTTTGTTACTAAGTTCTTTGCAACATCTTGCTTTGTTGCAATAACCAATACGTTAAAATCCGAATTGAATATCATTTTCCAAAGTGCATATCCAGCCGATAAGGTTGAGATACCAGTTTGACGTGATTTTAATACTATATTAAATCTATTACCTGCGAATTGTGTTAGGGTCTTTTCCTGAAATGGGAATAGGTGGAAAGGTATTTTACCTCTAACCGGATGCTGAATCATACAATACTTTTTCATAAAGTGAATCGGGTCTACCGCACACTTTTTGTATTCTTCTGCAATAATATCCTTTAGGGATTTCTTTTGTGTTATACCAGTACTCATATTAATCGTTAAGGGGTCTTACTAAATCGTAATTTTTATCTTTTAATTTATCGTAAGCCTCATTTCTTAATTTAGTAGCTTGTTCAATCTCACCTTCAAACTTAACAATCTCCAAAAGGATTTCTGCTTTAAGTTCTTCTACATCTCTCTCCATACTCCAAGTTTCAATCTTACCATCTTCTTGAATTACTTCGTATGTTTGTTTAGCATCGTTGTATGCTTGTTTGAACTGAGCTACTATATCATTACCATGAGCAATCATATTAGAATATATTTTATAATCTTCATACGATTCCCATAACCCATCTACTTTAATTTGAGCTTCTCTTAATGTAAGACAATGTAAACAATATCCAGTTTTAGATATTAATTTTTTATCAACTCTACCTATTTTGATTGTTTTGCAATTATCCGATTTGCATCGATTCAACTTATCTAAATAAGCTCTTGTTTCGGCCATTATATCACCCAATTCCGAAAATTCTATTCTACCACCTTCGGTTTGTTCCCAAGACCTACCATTTTCATCTGTCCATTTTTCACCAACCTTACGTTTTATTATCTCTTTATCAGCTCCAGCAAATGATACAAATGCTTCTTTTTGATAATCACCACCGGTCAATACCATATCCACCAACTTTCTACGCGTTGGATGCATAAACTTTTTATTAAATTCCTTTGCCATATTACTTACGATATATTTGTATATATAAGTATATCAAAATTCAGAAAACGATTAACTATCGAAGAAAATACCTAAAATTTGATTTAGC